TTTGCACCGCCAGCAGTTTTAAATGCATTTCCAAGCTTAGTTAACTGACTTGTGTAATTGCCCGCATGCTCAGTTCTAAATGCTCCTGCAGTGGCATCTGCCAAAGACTGTGCTGCCTCTGCAGATTCTTCAAGTGCTTTCTTCTTCTCCGCAAGCGTTTTGTTTAATTTCTCCGCTCTTTCTTGCGTGATTTCGCCCGCTTCGGCCCGCGCCCTATTCATCTCCATTTCTACTTCAAAATGAGCAATTTCTGCTTGGTTGGCCTCCGCTTGATCTAGATGAAATCTTCTTTTGCTTTTCATTTCTTTCGTGGCTACTTCGTGGTGCTGCTTCGCTGTTGTGAGCAATTCCTGCCTATAAACAAGTTCCTCTTTGGCGAGCTTCTGGGCATCGCCCTCGATGCCGACCAACTCAGTAGCCATTTTTAATCTATCGCCAGTCAGATTACTCAAAAATTGAGTTATTTCACGCTCGACGCCCTTGAGCTGATTAAGCTCTTTTTGAAGTCTTGCTTTTTCTGTTAAGTTTTCCGGCGGCATTTTATGAGAGTCCTCTTATATGCTCTTATCACTATCATAAATAGTTTCATACAAAAAAATACAGGATTAACCGTGCCTTCTCCTGTTCCCCATATTCGGAGGAGCTTTCGGTTGATTGTGCCTCGTTAGCGTTTGTGTGTTGCCGCCACTTCCTCCACCAGAGGCCTTATTAATTGCAGCCTGTTCGTCTTGTAATTGTTTAACGAGCCTTTCAACAAACCACAATCTTAGCCCAATTGGCAGATTGTATGCTTCAGAAAAGCTCCAGCCACCAGAATATTTTAAAAAGAAAAACTGTTCATAAACGTTTTCTATATATTCAGCGGTCAGGCCAAAAAAAGTCCGCAGTAAGCGGGACCTCCATTTCTTGCGCAAATTCGCAATGAGCACATTCAAAGTGCTGGCTTAAATCAACAGTTGGGGCGACTCGCTTATAGGCATGTCTGAAGTGTCTTGAGTCCATGGAAGGAATATTATCAACCAAATATTTAATCGCCTGTGGTGATGAATCTCCATTCACGGCAATAATTGTGTTTGCAAGCTGTCTAGTAACATTCTTCTCATGCTTCTTTTGCCGGCGATCTGATTCTACCCCTGTAAATAAAGCTCTTTCTTCTCTACCTGTTATTAACTTAAATATTACCGTGACGCGGGATCTCGGCAACGAAAGATTAAATGTCCCATCGCCATTATCAGAAATGTCCCATTCTTTCATCTCGTTTGCATCCCCATTGAAAATATTCGCCTTATTAAGATCAAAACCAAATTCTTGATTTGACATACAACTAGGACATGTAACGTTGGTGTTGTATTCATTTCCGTATCCCGATACACGGGCAGAAATAATAATGGCATTTCTATCACCCACCAATAATGTTTCAGGTTTGATGCGCTTATCAATGATCAGGCTAGCAATGAGCCGATCTAAAGCAACTCCTTTCTTTAAAAGAGTTCTAGATGTTAATAGATCCTCTTCTTTGGCTGTCATTTGCTTAATTTCAATGCTATCCTGGCCATGTAACGGATGGTTTTCAGGATAATATTTGCCCTGCGAAGGCAACTCTACAAACTCTGTTGGAACAACAAAGGAAAAACCGCCCGGTTCCGCTTGTGCTTGTGTCATTTGCGGCGGGGGACTAGTATCCTGTTGTTGAACGCCTCCTACGCGTTCTTTATTTCTCGACAATATACACCTCTCTTAATTGTAAATTATACTCCGAAGAATTCTGAACCGCCGCTGCCAGCAACTGCTACAGATGTGCCGGCGGTTTCTACTCTGGCCCAATCGTACTTAAGTGTGATTGACATTTCAGTAAGGTCATCACCATCATAGCCTAAGTCCCCATATTTAACTTCTTTCATCCATGAGTTCCAAAGAGTCCAAGTTTCCAGCGGATTTCCATCGGAATCAATTTGAGTAATGATAACTGTTCCTAAAGCGCCTGCGGCTTTAGCTTTTGACATAGTAGACAACGATGTGGAATCCGTTGGTGGAGTATACCCTGATTGTACCACAATGTCAGAAAGAGTTGCAGCCATATCTGGATCAACCGGATCAACCAACGTTATAGCAATATCCTGCCATGTTACTGAGCCGGGATAATAAAAAGTGTGGTTAAGGAACTTATGAGTTGCCTCGGCCACCTGAAAACTAGGCTTTGCACAAGTTTTTGCATACCAGAGCATAGCACCGCCCTGTGCTGCCTGAATTCCTTGAAATTCTACTGTAAACCGAAATTTTCTTTTCGGATCTTTAAGGGTGGTATCTTCACCAAAGTTTGTTGACCAAAATGCCATTTTTAGGGACTCCTATGTTCTAACTTAAATAGTGTGGTGAGGGAAAAAATCCCTCATCCTTTTTTAATCATCGAATGATGCGCCCGTTGAAGCAATAACGAAGTCAATTGCGATGAACTCGATTGCTCTTGCAGGTTTAATCATAATCTTAGCATAAAGAATGTTTTGATCGATAAGATCTGGTGTCGTAGTTGACTCATCAAGAATTAGTCGATAGTCAGTGATACCAAATCTCGTCTTAACATTCGTAAGGAACGGTTCAATAAGTGATTTAAACCTATTCCAAGTTGCTTGAACGTTCTGTTCAAACAGAATCTGTGTTGAAAGAATGGAAATTTGCTTTTTCAAGTAAATAACCAAGCGTCTCACATTAATTCTGTCTAATGCAGACTGACGCTCTTGAAGTGTTTTTTGCCCGAAAACAACAATTCCGCTAGATGGGAAAGAAGCAATCGGATTGATATTTGACTCGTAAAGCGTATCTCGGTTTTTAGAAGTAAGCCGTTCTGTCACGCCCACAACTGGAATTCCAGCGGCACCATCAGTTAGACCCCCTCTATTGAAGCCAGCTGGCGCAAACCATACATCGGTTTTAGCCTGAGAGCTAGCCAAAACGCCCAGCATAGCCACAGAAGGCGGAACCCACAGTAATTGGCCAGTTGGCCCATCACGCGTCTGTACCCATGGATAGAAAGTACAACCATAACTTGAATCAATCTGTCTATTTTTCAAAGCGGTGGCTGCGGCCGTTGGCGTGGTGCCAATACGGTCAGCTTTACTAGCGTAATATGCTTCATGAGGAGGAATATATACGCTAGCCAAATCGATGAGAGCTAAAGAGTCAGCGCGCTCTTCACAAACATCAACCATGTGACCAGTTAGCCCATCATGGGTTAGACCAGGAACAGTCAAAAGGTTCATATCAACAAATTCCGGATCTGATACTGTATCAATAGCGCGTTTATATGTATAAAACTCATAGCTATTTGTATTTGTTGCATTCGCAGCAATGCCAGCATTATAAAGCGGATCCGGCTTCTTGACATCCCAGCCATCAAAACCACCCCAGAAAGGCGCCGTGAAACTATCGTATCCCGCATCAAGCAACGTTGTCATAGCTACTGCGCCAACATGGTTACCAACCTTACGCCTGGAGCCAGACTGATAAGAATAATCTCCAGCAGCCGATGCTGATACATCGTTCATAGAGAAAACATAAGAATAGCCCATAATTCCCGGAATAGCACTCGGGTGCTGACCCGCGCTAGTCGGATCATCTGTAATGGCAGTACTCCAGTGCCTGTGGAAGTCTCCCACACTAAGATCTGCTCTTGTGCTTGTTGCGGTCCGCGTATTCTGCATTCCAAAATATGCCTTTGTAGCATCTGATAGTCCTCCATCAGATGCCGACACACGCAAACGCACCACTGGGAAAGAAAGGGCGCCAGTAACCGGAGTAATTGTCTGGTTGTTTCCAAGCGCCATTAAAGCTCCGTTCTTAGCTGCCGCGCCTTGGCAATATGCTCCAGATTGGGGCAGTCCAAGGTAAGAGTTCAAGGCACCATCTCCCAAGCCTGACTGGCTTAGAGCAAGAAGTCGTCCAATTGTGGCAATTCTAGGTGGTCCAAAATATCCAAATGGCAGAAGAAGAGGATCGGTCGCGCCGGCCTCCACATCAGCATTCATTTCAATATATACAAACTTAGAGTTATTAGGATATTCGCCATAAGTTTTAAGCATTCTATTGGTTGTATCCCAACTGGTATATTTATCACCGATTTTGCGCGCAACAAAGTTTGGCGATGTGGGGTCGAGCGTACACTTGTCAAACCTTTCCATTATCTCAACTTTATTGTCTGTATCGTGTAGTTTTCTGATTACTACAGAGAATGATCCATAATCAGTAGAAGCTGCTACAGACTTTCTAACTTTTTCAATTGAAACCTTACAGTTTTTGTGAAGCCACTCGCCATGGCCACGACCCTTGAGGCGGAAAAGCTTTTGTGATAGCTCTGGGTTGAAACTACCAGAGGCGCCCAAATCTTGTCCAATAAACCATCCAGCAACCGCTTCTCTAGACGCCTGCCTCATGTAAGCAGGACCAACAGTAGAAACAGAACCACTCAACGCAATAGGTAAGATAGCTGCAGCGCCGGCGGCGCCAATCAAACTGCCATCCCTAAGTTCTTGCTCAAACGTTTCGCCAAGCCAATAATTCTTTGCGGTAGCTGATGGATAAAAAGTGCCTCCAGCCGTAGTCAACTGCGGATTTGTATTGAATGACTTTCGAATGAAGAAATCTGAGGTGTCATCAAAGTTAAAAGTAACAGTCTTTTCGCCATGCAATGAGCTTGAAAGAACAACAGTATAGTTATAACTTGAATCGGCAACAATGACCGTTCCGTAACGACTACCTGTCACAGTTGCTTTAGAGCCTAGAAGGGTGCCTGTTAATTCAACGGAAGCTGATTTGTTTAAGTACCAAACAGCGCCCAATGAGCCTGTTCCAAGTACAGTAGTACCACTCAAGGAAGCACTAGAAAACAGCCACATTCCAAAAGCGCCACCGCCTTCGAAGTTAACACCATCATTAATAGCAGGGGTCTTCGAGGTTTGCCAGCCGGCGATCCCGCCGCTAGCACCATTCGAATCCTGTTGTCCAAGAAGCCTTACGTATGTTATTGGTGCTACATTGGCATTAAGAAAAGCTTTTGCAGCATATGTGCCATATAGTGGAGACTGATAGTTCCCGTCGCGGGAAATATCTCCGCCACCCATTCCAGGAACTGTATCTCCAAACATTGTAACAAAATCAGAGAACGATTCAACCTTAACAGGTTGCATCGCTAGGCCGCGTTTAGCGCGCCCAACAATAACTGGGCCGATCTTATCGGCTGATTTTGGGATAAAAGAGTTATCAATTTCATTGATAAACACCCCAGGAGATACAAATTTAAAACTTTTAACTGACATGGTGTGGGTTCCTCATTAAAAAATCACATAAATGATAGTGCAATCATCAATTAAATAGTATTTTCAAAACCAAACGGCGCCTCTTTAAGGAAGAAAAAAGTTATCGTTGTTGTCAGGAACTATACTTTCTGAAGGAAAC